TACAATTGATGGAGTTTCTCAATATCCAATTGCATACACACCACTTTCGTTTGAATTATCTGAAAATACTCCAAGTGGAACTGGAACTATTGGTGCAGGTGTAACCTTCTTAAGACTATCCGGTATTTCTTCGGTAAGACCAAGAGATATCTTAAAGATTGACGATGAGTTCTTGAATATTACAAACGTTGGACTAGCAACAACTGCAACTGGACCTATCACGGGTGTTGGTACTATTCCTGTTGTAAATGTAACAAGAGGATTTGTTGGAACATCTTCTACTACTCACGTAGACGGCAGTACGGTTAGAATTTACAAAGGTTCCTTTAATATTGTTGAGAACAAAATTCACTTTACTGAAGCACCCGACGGTAAAGGAAATAATAACAGATTAAATGCAAGTCAACTTGCTCTTCCAAAATCATCATTTAATGGTAGAGTTTATTTACGCCAAGATTATACTGGAAATAAAATCTATGATGATATTTCTTTAGGATTTAATGGAATTGGAAGAACGTTTACCGTTTACAGAGAGGGTGAAAATGCAACTGGTCTAGAGGCAGGTAGCAGCATTGTATTCATTAATGATGTTTTCCAAACACCAAATACACCAAATAATGCTGGAAATAACTATGATTTTAATGAAGGTGTCGGAGTTTCCAGTATAACTTTTACTGGTGTTAAACGCCCAGGAACTGATGAAATTTTAACTGTTGATTCTGATGTTAACCAGAATCAAATTCCAAGAGGGGGAGTTATTATTTCTGTTGCATCTACAGGAGGAATTGGTTATGCACCATTAGTTGGAGCACAAGTTGATGCCGAAATTGGTGCTGGAAAATCAATTTCGAACATTGTTGGAATTCCGACTTATGGAAGAAAAGTTTATTCAATAAGCACCGCATCATATGATAATACAACTGGTGTTCTTGAGATTACAACCAATGGCAATCATGGATTTATTGGACTTGGACAACGAGTTTATCTAGAAAATCTGGAATTTGCTTGTGATGTTGCACATGCTGGCGTAACTACGACGATATTCCCAGATAATACACAGGGATTTGACTATCCAATAACAGGTATCACCTCAGGTACAACATTTACAACCAAAGTTGGTGTTTCCACAATTGCACATAGTTATGTTGGATTTGGTTCTGTTCGCGAATACTTTAATAATAACAGGCATAACTTTGGATCTGGATACAGAGGGCAAGTTGGAGTTGCTATTACTGATGAAATTTATGAACACAGATTTGTAAGAGCAACAACTGGTGCTGTTACGGGCACTGGGGGACCATTCACCCCAACAAACGCAGTTTATGATTCTCTTACAGGAACTTTGACACTGACTATTCCATCTCACGGAAGAAGTAGTGGAAATGTACAACTCGTTCAGGATTCACTCGTATTTACTTGCTCAAGAGACAATCATGCAACTGAGCACACGTATCCAAGAGCAACAGATCCTGCTGGTGGTGCAGTAAATCTAGCAATTACAGTAATTGACTCAGATACACTTTCTGTTAATGTTGGTGTTGGTGGTGGTGCTGGTACAGGTGCAGTAATTACTGCAGAAGTTGTCCCAAATACTTATAGATTTGAATCAGCGGTGGCAAATGCGGTTAATGTTCAGAGTGGTGCAGAAAGTGGAAATGAAAAAACACCAACCGATGCAACTTATGACCCAGAAACAGGTCTTCTTACCTTAACAGTATCTGGTCATGGATTATCGACAAACGATACAATTACGTTAGATGCAAATTCCCTAATTTTTAGATGTGCTGGGGATAATTTCCAAACAGATAATCCATATCCACGCCCAGGCAAAGATCCTGTTGCTGGCGTAACAACCGCAGTTACGGTTACTGATGTAAACACATTCACACTTAATGTTGGATATTCTCCAGCACACACTGGTGGATCTTTGTTCTTCACAATTGCTGATGGTGGTAGTAATTATGTAAATCCTGTTATTAGTGTTGATGATCCAGCATATGAGAATCTCAACTTTACCGGAATCTCAAGATTGGGAATTGGTAACACCTCTCAGACTGGAGTTGGATTATCAATGACTTTTGATATTGCACCAAGAAGTAATTCTGTTGGCATTGGAACAAGTTTGTTTGAGGTTAAGGAATATATTATCACGAAACCAGGTTATTCTTACAGATTAAATGATGTGTTTGAACCTGTTGGATTGGTTACAGATTATAGACTTATCAACGTTGTTGATCCAATCACATTTACTGTCACAGAAGTATTCTCAGATTCATTCTCATCTATCCAATTAGGTGAATTTGATTATATTGATAGTATCAGCATCTTACAAGATGGTGTTAGAAAGAGATTCCCATTATTCTATAATAATCAACTTTTAAGTTTCCAAAAGAACGCCTCTGATGTAACATCATCACTTATTGATTTTGATGCGATTCTTCTAATATATGTCAATGGTGTAATGCAAGAACCTAAAGTTTCTTACACATTTGATGGTGGTACAACCTTTAGTTTCACTGAACCACCCAAAAAAGATGATATGATTGATATTTTCTTCTATAGAGGAACTAGGAACATTGATAGTTTACAAGTTGATGTTTCCGAAACTGTTAAACCAGGTGATACCTTACAGATTCTAAAAAATGATGGAAATTCTCAAACTGTTGGTCAATCATCAAGAATTGTAAGTAGTATTTTGTCATCAGATATTGTTGAAACTGGTATCTATCTTGGTGATGGTATTGATGATACTAATTATAAACCTGTTGATTGGACAAAACAAAAGAGAGATCTATTCATTAATGATCTAGTTGAATCTAAAGCAAGAGATTCACTTGAGGGAATGGTTTTCCCAACTGCTAAAGTCATTAAGAATTTCAGCAATACTGATCAAGAAATTTTTGTGGATGACGCACAATTCTTTAACTATGAAGAAAATGAATCAACGGTTGAAATTCAGCAGGTTAATGGATTATTAATTGCAAATAATCAGGACCCAGTTTCTGCTGGTTTATCTGCTGTTGTTTCTGGTCTTGGAACAATTTCGTCCATTGATGTGATTGATGGTGGTAGTGGTTACACACCATCTTCAACAGTAACACTAAAAATTGGAAAACCAATTGGTGGAATTGGAACTGTATTTAAAGCAGACATCATTGACAGAGTTGGAACACTTGGTATTGGATCTGATGTAATCATTGGAATCAATACAGAATCTATAAAGATTGGTCAAACTTTAAAAGCAATTCCAAATATCCTGGATACATCCACAACAGTTATTGGCATTGCCGCCACAGATGGTGGCAACATCACACTTAGCAAATCTGCATCTAATACTGTAGAATTTGTAAATGGTTTTGAGTTTGGTAGATATCAGGAGCAGTCACTTGCTGCCGCAACAGCATCTGTAAATTCATCTGGAATCGTAACTCTTACTTCTATTACAACTGCTGGTGCAGGATATACTTCATCCACACTACCAACTGTTATTGCACCTCTACCAAATGTTCAAAAGGAGTTAATTAGTGGCATTAGATTCGTTGAGGGATTTGCTGGAATTATAACTGGTATTGGAACAACATCTGGCACTGGTGGAAATCCACTAGCACTTAAATTTAACGTTTCATTTGATGCAAATGCTGATTTTGATAAATTAGTCATTGGATATCCAATCAAAGTTACCCAAACTAGTGTTGGACTGGGAGTTACTTCTATTGATAGTCAAGATAGTTCTATAGTGGGTATTGGATCAACATTCGTTGATAACATATATTATGTACATGCGGTGTCTAAGAATGCATTTACAGGAATTATAACTAGTAACATTCTTTCATCAACAGATACAACTGGTATTGTTGCAATATCAAGTGATTTTGCTGGTAGATTCTCTTGGGGAAGATTGGCAGGATTTACAAGATCCTCAGAATCAATTTCTGTTGCTGTTACTGGGTTAAATGTTGATTCTGGATTATCGACCTTCCCATCAATTCAGAGACGTGGATTTGGATTAAGAGACCTTGGTGCTCTAAGAAAAGAGTTACCCAATTAACTTATAAATATAGAAAAAAGCTAGCAATATGGCTGCCATTGTCACAGATCAGTTTAGAATATTAAACGCAAGTAATTTTGTAGAATCCGTTAGTGATCCTAACAATTCTTATTATGTATTTTTAAGTCTGCCAAACCCAGGCATTGTTGGTTTTGGACGTTCGGATACTTGGGATACAAATACACCTGCTCCGATTGATAATTTAAATTATCTGTCTCATGTAAAAGACACGATGATTTTTGGTAAAAAAATCACAAAAAATGATATTCGCAGACTGATTAGACGTGTAGATTGGAAAGAAGGTACTGTATATGAAATGTACCGCCATGATTATAGTGTCACAAATCCATCACCACAGACAAATTCTGCCCGACTGTATGATGCAAATTACTATGTAATGAATAGTGATTTTAGAGTTTATATTTGCATTGAGAATGGTTCTTCGGCAGCAAACAGATCTGGTAATTTTTCTCAGGATGAACCAACATTTGTCGATCTAGAACCATCTAGAGCAGGTGAAAGTGGTGATGGTTATATTTGGAAATATCTATTTACTGTTTCCCCAAGTGATATCATTAAGTTTGATTCTATCGAATATATTCCAGTACCAAACGATTGGGAAACCAGCACTGATTCTCAAATAATTGCAATGAGAGAGAATGGAGATTCTCTAGTTAATGAGAATCAAATTAAAACAGTATATATCGAGAACCAAGGTTCTGGATACAATACAACTGAAGCAGAATTGGACATTCTTGGTGATGGTGAAGGTGGAAGAGTTGTTGTTGATGTAACAGGTGGAAAAATTACCGATGTTACTGTTTCTTCTGGTGGAAAAAATTATTCTTATGGAAGAATAGATCTTTCTACAATTAACTCTGGTTCCACGGGATTTGCAAATTTAATTCCAATTATTCCACCATCCAGAGGACATGGTTATGATATCTATAATGAGTTAGGTGCGGATCGCGTTCTTGTTTATGCTCGTTTTGATGATTCCACAAAAGATTTTCCACTAGATACCAGATTTGCACAGATTGGTATTATTAAAAATCCAACACAAATTGGATCTGCAAGCACTATCTTCACAGAAAATAAATTTTCAAATCTTAAGGGATTAAAACTAACTTCAGTTGCAACACCATCTGATGCAGTTCCTGGAAATCAAATTTTCCAAACGATAACTGGTATTGGAACTGCTACTGGGTATATTGCATCATATGACGATGAAACACAGGTTCTAAAGTATTTCCAAGATAGATCTCTTTATTTTAATAGTGGGTCATATGATCAGAAGGACTCTAAAACAGTAAATACTGAATCTTTAAAAATTGATTTTAGAGCATCTGGTGGAGGAACTATTACATCTCAAAATAGTTTTAGTGGAACTATTGATGGATCTTTTACTGGAATTACCACCCAAATTACATCAACAAAAAATGTAAATCTGGATGTTCAGTTTACTAACGGGGTTTCTTCTCCCGAGATAAATAAAGGATCGGGGCAAATAATTTATTTGGATAATAGACCTCGTGTTTCTAGAAACCCACGACAAAAAGAAGATATTAAAATAGTACTGGAATTCTAAAAAGATGTCACAAAAAACAAATCTTAATGTAACCCCATATTATGATGATTTTGATGCACAAGACAATTACTATAGAGTTCTATTCAAACCAGGGTTCCCTGTTCAGTCTAGAGAACTAACAACTCTACAGTCAATTTTACAAAATCAGATCAAATCCTTTGGAAGCAGCATCTTTAAGGATGGATCTGTTGTAATTCCAGGAAACGTAAGTTACAACTCATCATATCATTCTGTTAAAATTAATCCAACTCATGTTGGATTGAGTGTAGGTTTATATTTAAAAGAGTTAGTTGGAAAGAAAATAAAGGGTCAAACCTCACAATTGAGTGCTGTTGTACAGCATGTCATTACAAGTACTGAGTCGGAAACAGACGATTACACATTATACGTAAAATATACAACTGCAGACTCTGATTTTGCCATCACTGAATTTAGAGATGGTGAGACTTTGATTCTAGAAGAAAATTTGGTATATGGAAACACAACTATTAGTACTGGAGATACTTTTGCAACCTTAATTGCAGCAGATGCAACTGCGGTTGCCTCTTCAGTTTCTATTGAGCAAGGTATTTACTTTATAAGAGGACATTTTGTTCTCGTTGATTCTGGAACGATAGTATTAGATCAATATACAAATACACCTTCATATAGAGTTGGTCTGTCAATTACAGAATCACTTATTGATGCACAGGAAGATAATAATCTTTATGATAATGCCAGAGGATTTTCAAACTATGCTGCACCTGGTGCTGATAGACTAAAAATTTCTGCAACTTTGTCCAAGAAAAGACTCACTGATGTTGATGATAAAAATTTTGTAGAGATTTTACGTGTATCTGATGGAATAGTTAAAAAAATACAAGATACTAGCAACTATTCACAAATAAAAGAATATATTGCAAAAAGAACATATGAAGAATCTGGTGATTATGCAGTAGATCCGTTTAGGATTGAGATTGATGATTCTCTAAATGATAGATTAAAT